TCTTTGTGCTTCTGCCCTTGAACCATTCCATATAAAGACATATAATTCATCTACCAATCGTTTTGACTTTACAACTGGCGACTTTTCTCTGAAATATGTTTCTAATTTGGAAATTATTAAAGGTCTTGTTTTTGATGTAGTAGAAAACCCAGGAACTTTTTGTGATTTATTCTTTAAGTCATACCCTTTTCTTAAATGTACATCTTCATCTACATATGCATCTTGTTTATAAGAATAATATAAATTTTCATATCCTTTATCAATTGCAACTTGTAATACTGCCCATCCAATATTTGCATTCTCAATTACTAATAATGCATTATTCCATTCTGTTGCAACTGCTACTAACATATTACCATATTCTGTAGTTCCTATCTTTCCTTTATATTCTGCAACTTGTTGCATCGTTTTTATATCTAACACATGAAATGCAGAATAATCTCCACCGTCGCCTCTAGCAACGTCAGCTACTACTACATATGAACTAGAATAATTTGGATACTCCCAAATCCAATAATTAGAATCAAATCCTCGTTTTTCTTTTGGATCTTCAACATATGTTTGTTCATACCATTGAATGATAGGACCATCAACTACTGTATGACCTGAACTAATAAAGTCACAATCACATTCTTGTGCTGCAGATTTTTCTCCTAATAACTCTGTTTGCATCGTCCTCCATGCTTCATCTCTTTCTGGATGAACTGTCCAATGAAGTTTTATAGGATTAAATCTTCCTCCGGCTTCTGCATCACACCATGTTTTATGAAATAAATTACCAGTTCCATTTGGTGTTGATAACATAATAGCGCCACCACCTGTTGCTAATGTTTGTTGTGCTGCGGTCCATATTTCATCGATCCTATCGATAAATGCAGCTTCGTCTAATACTAATAATGATAAGGCTTCCGATCTACCAGCATCACCTTTTGATGATATAGCTTTAATTTGAGATCCATTTTTGAATCTTAAGGATAATTTATTATCTTCTAATGTTTTTCCTTTTAACCAGGTTGGTAAATTATCATGCATCACTCTTACTTTTGTAACAAGATTTTTTGCTACATCTTGTTTGGTTGCAATTACCAATACATTATAATCTGATTTGAATAACATACACCAAAGTGAGTATCCAGCAGTTAGAGTAGAAATACCTAATTGTCTAGATTTAAGTATCACATTATATCTATTATCTTTTAATTGATCTAATGTTTCTTCTTGAAAAGGATAAAGATTGAAATACATCTTACCTTTAGTAGGATGTTGAATAATACAATACTTACGCATGAAATGTATCGGATCTTGTGAACACCGTTTATATTCATCACGTATTATTTCTTTTATGCTTTTCTTTACCGCCATATTATACCTTAATATAAGAAATTATTTGCAGAAAAACAAATAAAAGAACAATTATTTTTTATTGCGTTTTTCGAATGAACGACCACCAAAATAAGCACCAATTACAGTAATAAGTACTAGTTGAAGTAAATCTGTCCATTTTTCTTCTACGACAAAATTAATTGAACCTGCATCAATGAATATCATTAATACTGTACATACTACTAAAAATATCAATACTAATGGTCTTACATTTTTTGATAACCAACTATCAGAATTCATATCCGCTGACCAACGATCAGTAATATTTTGTTCCATTTTGGTTTCGTAATCTGAAACTAATTGTTTCATTTTACGTTTTGCTTCTAGTTTTTCTTCTTTTGAAGTTGTAAGATTATCAAGTACACCACCAACTGACTCTACCAGTTCTCCGGCACCACCTGAAAATAATTTTCCTAATCCTAAACCCATAACTATTTCTCCGTTTTTTTATTTATTAAAATGAACCAAATGCATTTTTAAGGAATACTCCTAGCTCGTTACTTTTAATTGCATTTAGTACACCTTTGAAAGTAGCTCCTGCAAATTGTCCTTTACCAAATTTAGCTGCCATTCCGCCTACACCTTTATATAATAATAAACCAACTACCACCATATGAAGTAGTTCAGCAGCCTTTTTTGCTTTTGTAGCATCTTTTACTCCTGCTAATTTAATAACCTTTTCAAATGCTCCAATAATTTTATGATGAAATTTTTCTCCAAATGCAACCAATCTATCTCCAGATAAACTTTTGAATCCTGGTATTTTACTTATCAAATTTACAAATTTTCCTAATAGTCTTGATATTTCTCCAAATGATAAAGCAACGCCGGCTAATGTTAACCCAATAGCTTCTGATTCAGGTGCGTCTAGATCTAATTTTTGAATATCTTTTTCAAGATCATCAAATACATCTTCTATTTCTGCTTCTGCATTTTCTACTATTAGATTTGATAGTTTCATAATTTATCCTGAAAATTTTGAACGAATATCTTCTTTAAGTTTTTCGTAATCTTTTTCCATTTTATTTACAAATTCGGTTGTATCAACTTCTCCAGTCTCTCCATCTGCATTACCCCAAACTGTTTCTTTCATTTGCGTCTTAAGAATATCAACTTCTTTATCAGCATCTTTAAACCATGATTCTGCATTTGACTTCATTATTTTATTTTGATATTCTTGCCAAGCCTTTTCACCTTTTGATCTTATTTTACTTTCTTCTTTTAATACACATTCAAAACATGTTCCGCGCATAAAATAAAATTTGAAATTCAATTTTTTTTCATGATCTCTCATATCTTTACCACATTTGGGACATTTATCTGGTACTTTAAGAGCATCTTGAATTGTCTTTAATATTGAATTTTCTGGCTCACGTGATTTGAATCCTTCATGCTGAGTGACTTTTGTCCTAAACCCTTTTGGATCTGTTTCAATCCATACTTTAGGTTTACCATTTTCAAATCTTTCTAAAATATCTTCTTCTGCAACTTCTTGTTTTTTAGAACTCATCGCAAATGTTTTTCTAGTCTGCGATTTATGTGTTCCGGCCATCATTTGTTTAACGGCCTTCATATTTTGTAACTTACTCATATTATTTTAGATTTTTACGTAGTTGAAGAAGTAATCTCTTTTTAGCAGCATCTTTAAGGTCTAATCCATTAATCATATCAATAACAAAATCAGTTTGAGTTGTTGCTGGCTTTGTTTTTAACATATTTTTTAATTGAACCATTGCTTGTGTCTTATCAACTCTCCCCATTCTAGAAGCTAATGCTTTATTTTCATCTATTGCTGCATCACCATCATCTACACCTGCAGTATAATTTTCTTCTGCTACTTCTGGAGTTTCAATGCCTATTCCACCTTTCATTAACATTCTAGATAACATTTTTCCAACGGTTGGATTATCACCAGATATTGACTGAACTACTTTTAATAGTCCTGCTGCTTGTTGTTGTGGTGAACCTTGACCTAATGCTTTTTTTAACATTTTAACGCCGGCCATTTTTTCTACTCTGCCTAAACTAGTTCCTACTCTATCGGTAGGTGCTTCTGTTAGAGATGATTCGATCTGTTTTCTAATCATATCTCTTAATACATTTTCTTTCATAATTGTCCCTTTGTGGTTTTTATTTTATATAAATATGCTATGATATACTTAATAACATTATTTTGTAAAGCCTTTATCCATAGCAAAATTCGCTCTACTAAACTCTACTCTATCTACAAATTTAACTCCATTTCCTATTCTATCGACTGCTACATATCCTTCTGGAGCGGTGACTCTTAAGCCTCCTTTTCCATCGTCTACAAAATGTTTTGTATTGTAGATAGCATTGTTATATTTTTTCACAAATATAAGTTTGGCTTCTGATAATAATTTTGATATCTGAAATAGATTTATTATATCTTGCTGTCTTCTTTGAAACAGTTTCATTTGTTCTTGACCGGCTGCAATCGCTTTCATTCTACCTTTTTCAGATTTTAATTTTGCAACACGTTTATCTATTCTATTTATTTGATACCATTTTTGAAATGCCTTAAATGATACTTTTGGATTATTAACAAATTGGCCGGCCTTAATTTCTTTATTAAGATAAACATTAAGATCTGCTGCTGGTAGATTTTCGTAATCAACTTTTATTGAATCTGCCTTTTTAATTAAAGATTGGACTTCTTTTGCTTCATTGACAGTCAATGTTACAACTCCGGTCGAATCTTTGAAAAATGCATCATCAAACCAGATATTTCTA